ACAACGTTGGTATCAAGCATCGGCCCTTGGAACTGCATTTTCTGTTGCAGGATCGCATAGAACGACTGCGGCACAACTGCACTGTCATCGCTTGTGTTCAGATCGCGTCGCTCAAAAGTTGCGGTGCGAATCTCACCAGATGCGAGTGCGCGAACAACATCAAAGTCAGAAGCTTCACGCAGTGCGCGATCTTCCCGAACCTCTGGTGCGGTGCGAACAGCAGCTTCGATGTCAGCAGCCTTGGCTGCATCTTCCATCAGCCCAGCGATGCGAGCAGAGCGAGCATCAATGTCAGCGTTTGCGCGAACGTAAGATGCTTCCTCTTCAGCGTTAAGATCACGCTTTTCTTCAGCAGCGCGCTCAAGAATTGAGCGAGCTTCATGCAGCGCGTTGCGGCGCAGTTCTTCCTGTTGCTTTAAGTAATCCATTATGGATTCCTTTCTAAGTAGTGTGAGTGTTTTGACAATCCGCGCCGGCTCCGGCGTCGGTACGTCCAGCGGCTCCGCTGTAACGCGAGATCACTAAATGTCGTATTTTTTAGCGATCAAATCTAGTTGCTTCATCAGCAGCGCGACAGGCGTATTCGCTGGCGCTACTTCCTCAATGTCAAGTTGTGGGGATGAGCGATCAACGACAGTGCGCAGCACATCGGCTTGCTCGTCAGTAAGTTGCTCACCAGATTCAAGGGCTGCGATTGCATCGGTCAGCACAGCAACGTCAGTCTCGGTGCGGAAAGCAATAACGCTCAAGTTGCGTACTGATGCGGTTGTTGCCGAGTAAGCGGCAACGCCGGTCACTACTGACACCTCATGCAACCGAACCTCTTTGAGCGTTCGATTGTCTGGCCCAGTCCATTCATCTTTGACCGTTGAGAATCCGAATGACATTGTGCGCGTGTCACCGCGGGCAATGCTCACGGAAAGGTCACGGGCGTAACTTGTGTCAGGCAAATCAATCTCCGAATACAGGCCATCTGAGCGACTATCAAGGCGCAAGGTCTTAGCCCTCGTACTGCCAAGGATAAGGCGCTCATCGTGGTTGATATAGGCGCGAACGTCATTCTTGGCTTTGAGCGAGCGATCAAATGCGCCGGGCGCAATAACTTCAATGAAAGGCAGCGGCAAGCTGGGCGAATCGTAGCGCGCAGCGAAACCGCCAAAAGTCATTCCATCGCCAGATTCAGCAGCGCGAACTTCAACAATGTCTGCGTCAAAGTTTCTAAATTCAACATTCATGTGCATTACCTTTCGGTCAAACTTGATATACGGCTTGTGGATCTTCAGGATCAACCTGGGCGATCCCTTGCAATTGGACTGACGGTAAACCTGTGTGAGTGATTGGCGCGAGTCCAACAGCGGCAGCGGCTGCATCAGGATCAAAGCCGGCTTGCACCAACTTCACAGCCATTGCAACGCGCTTGTCCAATTCAGTAATGGATGCTGCGCCGAGATCCACGTTTGCCAATGGCACTCGGTAGACCTCTCCACCTTCGACAGGCTCCATGTCCTCAAGGCGGTGAATATCATTGATGCTCAAATATCCGGCCTGAGTCGCGCTGGAATAGGCAGCAAAGCGTTCTGTGAGATTGGCGCGCAGCAAACCATCCACGTTGAACTTCATAAACGCGCCGCCGTTAAGCATTGGCGAGTATGCCTGTTCAATCTTTGAAATGTACGGCAGCAACGTGTAAGTCACAAACTGCTTGCTGTTTTCCTCTACGCTTGCGTAAGACATTGAGCCGGGCTTAGTGGACTGCAACAGGTGCGGTGGAATCCTGAAGATGCGCGCAATCTCTTCAACCGAGAACTCACGCGAACCGAGCATCTGTGCTTCATCAGGATCAACAGCGGTTTTCACAAACTTTGCGCCACCAGTAAGAATCCCTGGGCGGTACGCCTTGCGCAAACCTCGATGCTCGCGCTCCCAGTTGTCTTTCAAATCCTTGGCTTGATCTTGCGTCATTTCATGCGGTGTCTCAATGATGCCGCTAGTCGTTGACCCACTGCCAAAGAATTGTGCTGAAAAGTTTTCGAGTGCTTTAGAGAGTCCAAGTGTTTGGCGTAGCGTGTCAATGCGCGAGACTCCGCGCAGCTTGCCCGGTTGCCGCATCTCAGTGATGTGCAGCATGTCATCGTCGGCAACACGGCGCTTACCAGCGTCAATCTTGTATTCAATAAGACCTTCACTGTTGCGCACGACGTCCACGCGGTGCGGTGCTAGAACACTCAAGGCAACAATCTCGCTAGTGTTGGGGTTGCGCAGTTTGCGCACAAAGGCGTTGCCGTCAATGAGCAGGGAAACCAGCACCATTTGAAAGTGATCAGCGCGAGTAACAGAAAGATCAGGCTCGGGGTCAACCAACCACGCCGGCATTGGGAAAGCCACACGCTGATCGTTGGTGTTGACAAAAGTGTCTAGAGGCAAAGTGCTGATCACATCTGAGATTAAGCGCACAGATGCGTAGACCGCGCCAATGGTAATGGCGTTATCTTGATTGATGTTGACACCAGCCAAGGTACGGTTAGGCATCTCGCCACCAGTTTGAAACAGCGTCGCTGCGCTAATGGCGCGGGTTGCGTTAGGTCTTAGAATTCGATCCAGCATTGTTCACTCTTTCTAAGCCCAGACCAAACAGCACAACGAAAATGCCGCCAGCGATTACAGCAGCCGGCGGGAAAATAAACCAAACGCCAACAGCAATGACAATGAATCCAATGAGTTGAATGACGGTAGCCACGGTTCAACCCCTTCCTAATAAAATTGCGGCACAACAGCCGCTGGTGCATCTTCAAACTGCATGGCTCGCTCAAGTCCCATGATGGCGGCAACAGCCAAGTCAATCTTGCGTGAAGATGATTTGTTTTCTTTATAGATGCGAGTGCCGCGTGAATCTTGCTTCAGGACAGCGTTGGACACATGCCGGTTCAATGCAGGGTTGCCATCATGCGTGAGTTGACGCTCAAGCACCATCTGGGTAAATCTCTGTGTTGCCGGTGTCATGCGCGCTGCGCTTTGTGGGAACGCCACAACGGGCAAGCCTTCAGACTCCAACACTTCGAGCGAGCGCGCCCAAAGGTGCGTGTCAGCCGTGACTTCAACGACGCGCCAACGCTCAGCACACGCCCTGATTCTTTCCTCAACGTCAAGGATGGGAACAGTCCAGCCAACCTCACCCGGTGGCTTTTCCCACACGCCAGCAACAGCGATGTGAGGAAACTCCCCAACCTGTACCGCGATCAGTGCAGTTGAGTCATTACTAAACGATCCATCAAGGGCAAGCACAACATTCACATGATCAGGAATCTCTCGGGCATTGTGGCATTCAGTCCACGCAACATCAGGCAACCATTGACCCTGAATACTTACCGGGCGATTGAACCAATAACGCTGCCACTCAGCCGAAGATGTTTGCGGATCATCATAGGAATCAGCGAGAGCTTCAACATCCATCCAGTCAGCGGCTGGGCCATAGACCTGTTTTAATCCGGCTATACGGTCGCGCCGTTTCTCGGCATCAAACTTTGAGTCAGCCTGCGCGTGATCGAAGTACAATCCAGAATCTTTAGTGCGACCTTCCTTCACCGCCTGCGCGTAGTCAAAGGTGCCTTCGGCCACGCTGCTTTCGCCGGGCGCGAACATTGTTGTTGTCTCCAGCGCCCAGCCGTGAGCAAGTTTGCGCTTAAGCAAGTTACGCAGCACAACCTGGTGCAGCCGTTTCAACTTTGGTTGAATCCACAGATGCGACTCATCAAAGACAGTGAACGTGGACTTGCCACCGTCAGCACTAGAATCTGCTGCTGTCTCAGGCCGAATCACGCCGCCGTTGGGCAGCAAGGTGCGAGCGTAGCCGGGATCAATGCCAGGATACTTGTCTTGCAGTGCAGTTGATTCCTTGCACATGTAGAGAATCGTGTCGTAAGTATTGCCGGCTTGACCGAGTTCAGTTGCAAAGCACAGAACCTCTGGGCGTTTTACTGGCGCGCCAACAGGTTCGCCGGCCTCGTATGGATAACCCCATGCGCTCACTTCACCAGCGACAGCCCAGTGATCAAAGCGAACAGGGCCAAGGGACTCAGCCATTGCAATGAAAGCAGCAAGCTCTGACTTAGCGCGACCTTTCGGACGGCTGATAACTGAGCGTCGAATTGTTTTCTTGCCCGTTGAGTCAACCTCATACGATTTCACAATGAAGCGAGAGAACTCAATATCAAGCCGAATCTTTTGGCCTTCAATGTCACCTGGGCCATGCACAAGGAAAGTTTCAATCCAATCAATCACAGCAAAGCCCAGCGAGTTAGTCACAGATTGCCTTCAGTCGCTTACGGCGTTCAGCATCCATGTTCACAGTTTGCGCAACCTCGTTAGATTCCTCGGTAATCTTGAGCTTTAGACGTAGCCGCGCCTCTGGCGTTGACCCGAAAGCCGAGACTCTGAGCCGTATTTCAGCAGCCAGATTGGTCGCACCCTCCCACATTGCCGTGTGAAGTAGCGCCGTATCAAGTAGAAAATCCCAATCTGACTCAGTAAAGCCCTGCGCCAAAGGTGATGTTCGGAAACTGTGCCACCACGCTTTCGTGCGAGGATGCCAGGTTATGTCTTTGGGCAGCGGAGATCCGCGCAGGATTCCATCTGCTGAAACTTTTGTGATGTCGGCTTCGCGCTTAACGTTGTCACGTTCGCGTGTTGCCGGCTTACCCGTTGGCGCTGGGCCTCTACCTGCCATGAGTGAGCCTTTCTTGTGC